CCCCTCCCTTTCATAGATTAGTCACGGAACAAGAAGAAGTTGTTCGCGCCGAGCGTACATACAGCTCGCTCAGACAGGAAGTTGACTTCCATAGCGTCGAGGTCGCTAGTACGTGCTCCACCAGCAGAACCAGTAATCCAAGTCTTGTAACGGCGGTCTTCAGTTTCTGAAGCGCGGTACCGAACGTGGAGGAAAGGTCGCTTAGCGTTCTTACCCATAATCTGGTCGTATACAGTTGTTGAGCCAGCTGGCACCAACAATCCGTCTACCTTACCGCCATTCAAACCACCGCGCATAGTTGGGTCGTTCAAGTACTTCCAGTCAGACTTATAGAAGTCATAACCACGTCGGAAGCCACGGAAGCCCAGGTTCAACGCCATCTCTTCGTCATTGTCGAAGAGGCCGTACGAAGTACCGCCTGCACCGTAAGAGTTCTGAGCAGCCAACATATCGTCGATAGCGAATGAGAAGTCACGGTTAACGAAGATTACATTCTCTTCGATAGAACCCTGCTTATCCAATCGCTGGATGATAGTGTCAAACTCAGTCAATGTAGTTGGGATACCTTGGAATACATTTCCTCGGTTGTTAACTACATAGAAGACACCCTCAGAACCAGCGTCTGTACTTCCTGCGTTTCCACCAGTTGCCGAGTTAGCAGCGCTACTCAAATAAGCCAAGGCTCCAGAACCAGCAGCAGCAGGTACAGCTTCAATCATAGCAGTTTCCAAGTAATCGTCGAAACGAAGGCGTGTCTCGTGCTCAGACTTCAAATACCAAAGGTATCCAGTAGCTCCGTTTTCAGAAGTTACTTCAACCCAACCGATTTGAGCCATATCAGAACCGTTAACAGCGTACTTGTCCTTTAAGATAATTGGCTTATTCTCAAAGAAGTTATCTTGAGCCTCCAAAGACCCTGTCATACCATTTGTTCCTTTAGCAAACTCAGAACCATAAACAAAAAGGCTACAGTTAGTACCTTGAGCCATAGCTTGGTCCGCCTCATAAAGACGTACAGCAATAGTAAAAGTTCCACCAGCCCCGCCAGCAACGTTACCTACAGTTTCAATTACTCCTTTGTTAGAAAGAGTTCCTGCATTAGCAGAAATCATAACCGTCTGACCTGGGCGCAAAGAAGCTCGGTCCTCGGTGGCCCCAAGGGTAATTGTATAATCAAACGCCGTAGCAGTAGCTCCACCACCTTGAGCATCATCTGCATTTACGTTAGAATACTTAATATGCAAACGCCCTTGCTCAGCCCACTTAATGAGGTCAGAGTTAGAAGGCATCTCCGCTCCTACCATACGCAAGAAGCCAGAGATAGTACGATTTCCGTAGCGCTCGAATTCTTTCTCGTACGTATCGGGGAGATACTGGTTTAAGAAATCAAAATTAGTGATATAATTTGTCTCCAGAGCTTGTTTTACTGGAGCTGGGGTTAAATCAAACCCAGGGGTTGTTTTTACAGCCATTTTTTCTAGTTTTTAAATATTACACTCTACGGGCGCTTCTAATTTTTAGTCCGCGTCCCGAATCGGAATTTACACTCCGAATTTGCATTCCGTCCTTCCTCGAAGTCTCAGGCACCTTTCGCGAATCCATATTTATATTTTTGGATTTACGACTGATGTTTTCGACTCCGTCAGCTTTGCCCTGCTCATAAAAGAACTGTGCGAACTTAGAAGGATTCATTGCAACGCTCAAAGCCTTATGGTATCCTGCTGCGTCCTGAATCAAACCGTCGTCACCCATAAACTTATTGATAAAGTTCATAATGTCAATCTGGTTTTTTTTCAGTTCGCTAGCATTCCCTGGGTTAAAAGTGACGTCCTTATCTCCGACTTTAAATTCAAAACCTTTGAATCCATCAGAAAAAACTTCGTCAGTCTTATCCCGAAACCACTCGTTACGACGAGCGTTCTCTTGTTGGACACTACTAGACTCCTTCACGTATTGTTGATAGGCTTCAAAATTTTCTTTTTCTTCTCCAGACAAAGGATTACCGCTTGACTCAAGCGGTACCTTATATTGCTCTTGAAGGTCTGAGAAATATTTCTTAGCCTTATTAACCTCTTTTTTCTTAGCGACTTTTCGCTTACGAATAACAGCCTCTTCATCGAGGTCTTCATCGTAACTGAAATCGTCTACCATACTCTTTACATCGTCGGCATCTAAACCGTCCTCTGTAGCGAGATAGTAGTCCGCTAAGAGTTTGTCAGGGTTCATCTCGTCATAGTCCTTGTTGAGTTCAACAAAGTCTTTGAGTCCACGACCCGTCTCTTTTTTAAAACGGAAATAAGCGTCTACATCTTCAGGGAGTTCAGGCGCAGACTCGCGCTCTTCAAACAATTCCCCTACGGTGTTAATCTCTTTTCCGTATCGTTCCTTTAGAAATGAAAGAACTTGTTCCTCATCTAAACCAGTGGGCTCATCGTGTGTCGGCTCCGACACAGTTTCAGTTACTGGCTCTTCAGGTGTTTCACCATTTATTTCGGCTTCGTGCTTTTCAAGAAGCTCCTGTTCCACTTCTGCAACAGACTTCTCTTCTACTACGCCTAGGTCTCGTACTTTAATTTCCATTGTATTTAATTTGTGCGAAGATAATTATTTTTTACCGACATCATCGTGGCTCGAACTCAGCAAGGTCAAAGCCATCAAGGCTATCCTCATTTGATTCAAAATTGATAGGCGGTAAGTTATTCTTACGCTGATTAATTAGTTTCGACTGCTCTGTATTCTGCTGGCTAATACGCTTTGCTTTAGCGTCTTCACGCATATCCTCTCGTCCAGCAATAAGTTCCTCAGTTACACCCTTGAGCTGCATATTGTAATTAAACTCCTGCTGCATCAACTGGTTTTTAAGCTGGGCTTCCATCTGCATACGCTCAATATCAAAAGCCACCTCGGCCTGCTTAATCTGCACTTTCTGCTGACCTTCAGCCTGTATCTTCATCATCTGAGCCTCCGTGGCTAACTTCTGCGACTCGAACTGCTGCTGAGCCTGCATCTGCTGCTGTTGAAGTTGCATAGCTTCCTCGCGCTCTTGCTTCTTCTTGCGCTTGAGCTTGAGGAGTTGGTTTGCCAACTTAATGTTTTTAATTTCTCTGATATCGATAGCGTCCTCCAAGTTAATGTCGTTCTTAGATAAAGCCATCTGGATATTCTGCTCTAGCATAGCCCGCTGCTCTTCGTCAGGAGCTATCTCAATAAAGACACCGAAATCGTAGATATATAAATCTTTGATATCGTTTAAGATAGAAACATTATACTTGCCGATTTGATTAGCAAACTCTTCCTTGAAATCCGCATACTCCAGGATGTCGGCTACCCTGCACGACAAAGCTTCAGCCAACGACTTCAAGATAAATAAGCTACCATCTAAGATATGTCGAGTAGCTACGTTAGAGTTTAGTGCCGCTAGCTTTTGTACCCCTACGAGCGAATTAGGGTCAGGCATAGAGCCATCACGCGCTTCGTTGAGGCCCGTAATATCACGTATCATATTGAGATAGTGATTGTAGTTCCCAATTAAAGCGCTAATCTTAGACTGCCCCGAGTTGCTGGTGAGTTGCTGAATAGGTACTCGAGCGTTATTAAACTCGCCATCCTGTGTATAGCTACGCCCGACTACGCTACCCGTCTGGAAGTACAGCCGCAAGGCGTCCTCGGGGTTGTATGCATTGCCTGTCCCGAGGTCTACTTCGTTAAGCCCGTCAGCATCAATGAACACACCGTCAGGGACGATGCGCGACATTACTTGCTGTAATTTAAGGTGGGTAATCTGTATCTGGTCCGCCAAAGGAATCATACGCCGAACCAAAGATTCGATATTACCCTTGTACATACGTGGCGCACAAGCCAAGTAATTTGGCGTAGCGTACTGCGATGCAGATTTAGGGCGGACCATATTTTCCGCCATCTCCCACTTAAGAATAATATTAGTCCCCATAACCATAACGCCTTCATACCACACATCGATAGTCTTTTCGATTTTTTCGAATCGACCCTCCTGCATCATCTCTTCTGGCGGGTTAAACGTATCGTCTTTCTCAACCACCTTGGCTCCTCCGCCATCCATCACCTTCTTCTTATAGACAAACTTCTGCGTTGTCTTGTAGTTGAAGTACATAAGGGTAGTGGTATCTTGATAGAAGATATCGTTATCGTAGAATTGCTGTACGTTATAATAATCGTACCAGCTCTGGGAATGCTTTGAAATTTCCTTGAGGTCATCCGTAGTAAGCGTAGGGTCTATCTTGATAAGCTCAGTGATAGGAACTGTCTTAATTTCTCCCCAGTAAAAATTATCCTGAAAAAACGGGTCTTCAGTATAACTATATACCACGTTTGCGGGGTCTACATATCTAACCTGTACCCCGTCGCCCTTTAAGAACTCGTGCTTGACCATACCGACGCCTAAAACCGTAAGGTCGTAGTCTACGCGCTGGCGCGTGTCGTTGTATTTGTTTTGCTCAAGCAGCGTATTGATAGCCTCTTCCTCTGCTATTTCGATAGCTGGCTTATAGTTGAGTTGCATATACAGCGACAACTCGTCATCGCTATTGGGAAGCTCGTCAGGAGACACGGTAAAAGGGTCTACGCCAAAGCTTTCTTTGATTTGCACCAAAAGGTCTTTAGAGACCATCTGAGCCTCTATCATATCTTGATACTTACTGCGCTTCGCCGACGACATAGCGTCTTGAGCATAAGCCTTTACGTCAAACAAGCGGTCCGACATACCGTTTACTACGATATCTACGAACTTAGGGATGATTGGAATCGGAGTCCAGTCCAGGTTCAAATAAGAAAGGTCGCCATCGACCGAGAGTTCGTTTTTGTACTTAGCAATAGACTGCTCTCCTCTAGCGTACAATCGGAGTCGATTAAAATCTCTCCATTGACTGTAAAAACGACAACCGTTTCCATCCCTCTTAAACCACTCATATTGAATGGCTTGTCCAATCTGCAATCCATACTCATAAGTCGCTTTTTCAGCGTCAGAAACAAATTGGGTAGGGAACGAGGCAGATGCTATATTAACCTGAACATCTCTCATTATTTAACTAGTTCGCTTATATTTCCACGATTGTTGTATCTAGCAAAGGTAACAGATAATTTCGATTGCTTTTCAACAGGTTGATAGATGTGTTTTTGGTTAGCCATAATAGCCAATCCCGAGCTTATCGTAGCGTCAAATCGAGTCCTGTTGTTGATATCAAATTTAGCCCAATCTTCGAGCGTCCTAGTAAATGGCATAGTACCTATATCGCCCTGTTCTCGGTACGTCCCTTCCATATCAATGCCTACGTGTTTTTCGATATACGTCTCGATAGCTGAAGCGTGAGACTGCTTAACGTCTTCAGATGTATTCGGTATGCCGCCTAACTCCTTTTCCGTCTTGGACAGCTTATTGAATTTTTTGTCGGGGCGGTTCATAGAAAACTTGCGGTAGCCTCTATTCTTAAAGTGGTAGAGCAGCCTCGGTTTATTATTCTCCGTAAGGATAGGCATACCATAAAAAACGCAAGCCATCAGTACCTCTTCAAAAAATATCTCTGCCGTCTGAGGACGAGCGACATACTCTAAAAAAAACTCGTTACTCGGCGCATCGTCCATATTGAATTTAGTCATCCCGTGGAGAGAGCCGTTTGAGCCCCTCCCCCCTACGACACCCGAGATATCGTACGGGTCACACCCCAGCGAGCCGATATGCTCATTGCCAGGGTACTTCATCCCGTTACGAATAATGACGTGGTTTTGCATCCTAGCGGGAGGCGTCCACCCCAAAAGAAAACGACCGTTACGCTCTGGCGTCCATATAACTTGGCTGTCTTTTTGGCCGTCTTTCCAATGAAAAGAACCCCTAGTAAGGTAGTGCTCCTTTATCATCTCGTCGTTATAGTCAATTTGCTGATATATCTTAGTCAGGTTAAATATAGACTGCTTACTCTCGTCACGAAAAGCGTGGGACTCAGTACGCGGGAATTGGCGATAGAACTCGTTGAGCGCATCAGGGTCGTTCTTAAGTGAAGCCACCTCGTTTTCCCAATACTCAATAGCCCCCATCTTTATAGACTGCCCGTCAATACCTTTAACATCGTGCAAAGGCTTTATAAATACGGGCATACCATACCTATCGATATACCCTTCAAAATTCCATTCCATAGGAATAAATAGGCTGTACATACCGCTCTTGGTCTGGCCGTTAGCGTTGCGGTTGCTTACGTCAGATTGAGAGTATAGCGTTTTGTAGTTCCCACCGCCTTTGCTTAGCGCGTTGGACGTAGAACCCATCATACACTTCCCTATGATGCGGCTACCCAATCGCAAACAAGTTTTGGTGACGCGCCAGTTATTGAGGATATTCTCTGGCTTCTCCCACTTACCGCTTTCGTCGTGAACCAAGAGCAAAAGCTTCTCTCCGTCATAGCTGTTGTCGGCTGTATTCTTCCAGTCTATAGTAGTATCAAGTCCGTCAAGCTCTTCAGACTCATCGAGGTACATATTGCGCTTGGTAATCTTTGACGCAGGCACCCGATATGCAAGCTCTGTTTTGGGCTTATCCATACCGTCTTGTATGGGCTTGAAAAAGAACGGGTAGTTCGCTGATATAGGAACCACCTTATCGGTAAACATCTTTTTGGCGTCAGCACCCGTTTTAGAAAGTATTCCAACTCGAGCGTCCTTAGCGAGAGTTCCTATATTGACGCATTCCGAAGAACCCATAAAAGAAAATCCTGAACGACGAATCTTTAAGTAGCACATACCGAAACATCGGCTGTCTGCCTTGCAAGCCTCCCAGAAGATATAGAATATACGGTTGGCCTCTCGAAAGTCAGGGAGCCCTACGTCAATTTTAGTCCACTGGAGGTACGTATAGTGTGAGCCCGTTATGTAGGTAGGGACTCCATTATTCATAAACCAGGCGCCGCTTTCACGTCTGTCGAACTCGCGCTCCACGAAATCTACCCACCTGTCTTTAAAATCAGCGGGCATCTCGTTCCACTGAAATATCGTCTTGATACGTGTAAGTTCTTTAGGGTACCCTAAGGGCTGCCAGTACTGTTCTTTTTTAGATTTGCTTCGCTCTATAGGGTTACTACAAACCATAGGGAGTGCAATACGTACGCCCTGTATCTCTACCACATCACCTACCGTACCGTCTTTTGATATAACGACAAAGTCATAGTCTTCGTTATAACCGTATTGCCAACTTTTAGCTTTATTCTTCCTTGTAAGTACCTTTTGGGGAACTATATCATTTAGATAAATAAGCAGTTTATTTTGAACGTCTTTCCGCAAATCCTTGCTTGGTATTAGTAGATGAATCACCACGCTTTTCCATCGCCTCTAAATTTTCTCTCTCCTGCTCAATACGGTTAAGTATCTCTAGCGCATCGAATATAGCAAGTTTTTTTGTAGCCGCTGCGTTCTTTAATCTGTCGGCGGCCAGCTCGTCTTCTATATCGGGCTTTATGATATCTTCTTTGGCTACCTTAATAAGCTGCTCTACCGCCTTGTGACCCGCAGCTATAATTTTTTCTTTGAGTTCTTTCGCGTTCATAATACCAGCGTTATGTTGTCAGTAAACATACGGTACAACTTTTCCCCATCTACAGTAAACTCATACTCGCTATCAGGAAGAAACGATATCTCATCGCCTTCGTTTACACCGAGCGCTAAGAGCTCGTCATTTCCATACTTAAGCCTTCCGATAAGGGGCTCTTCTTTTGAGAACTTACCTATCCACGATTCTTTTTCTTCTACAGGCTCTACAAAGCAATACTTTCCGTGCGCTCGCCACTTGTCATCTTTTTTGTACAAAAAAAACTGGTCGTCGGTTACAAAGAAGAGGTCATCCTTAAAATAGCTGCGACCGCTTTTTTGAGCCCCATACATATCGTAGTAATATTTAAATACGTTATGATGCACCAGAAGCGTATCCCCTGGCTCTATAGGGCCTGAATAAGAAAGTGGGACGGACTGTACGATAGCGTAGCGGTTAGAAAACCTGTGGTCTTCTTGAGACGAACTTACGATAAACTCAACGTCGTCGGCCCTTCGTTTGTTATCGTATCTGCTGCTATTTTTTGGCTTTACTATAAATGCGCCTGGTGACCTCATTAAAAATTAATGTTGTACTCTACAGATAGCGGCATAGTGTACGAAAAATGTTTCCAAAGCATTATTTCGTTATTGCGCTCTATCCATATTTGAATTGAATTTGATTTCTCCTCAATTTTGATGAGGTGTATTTTATAATTGCCCCCGAGAA